CTGCGAGCCATTCTATCTTATCTGTTAATGAGTAAGGAGGATTGCACAGCAAGTATATACAATTCTCAATAGTTTCTCTTCTATTTTTAATTAGTTTTGTATTTTCTAATATATGCTTTAATGCATTAATCATATTAGCTTTATCATTTGAGTCAATATAGTTGACAAATTCAGATAATTCTTTTTTGGTTAATTTACTACATATATCATATTCAAATAATAATTCTGTTCTGTCTTTTTTATAATAATCAAATGCACCACAGCTTATTAGAGCCTTAGTTGCTGTAGAGTTTATATTTAATAATATATGACATAACATTTTTAGCCACGATATATTATTTACTTCTATATTTTTACTTAATTCGATTATTTTATTATATACTGACTGTCCAACTCCTTTTATATCTGTTAATCCAAAATATATTTTTTTATCCTTAAGAATAAATAAAGAGTTTAAATTTCTAAAATCAGGAATGCTAATATTAATATCCATTTCAACAGCATTACGCACCAACTCTTTAATCTCTTGTTGAGGATCTATTTTGTCTTTTGCAAATCTAAGATAAGAAGCAAAAAAGATTTTTGGAAAGTGAGCTTTGGCATAGGCAGATAGATAAGCGTTCATAGCATAACTAATAGAATGACTAGCATTAAATAAATATCTTTGACTCTTTTCCACCCATTCAAATATTTGCTCTGCTTCACTTGTGTTTATAAGCCCCTTTTTATTAGCTCCATCTATAAACTTTTCTTTTACTTTGGCCATCTTATCTGCTTGTTTTTTACCAATAGCTTTTCTAAGATCATCTGCTTCTTTCAGATTAAAGCCAGCCAACTCTTTAGCTATAGACATAGCCTGTTCTTGATATATCATTTCTGAATATGTGTCTTTAAGAATTGGTTCTAATGCAGGATGGAAGTAATCGATGGACTCTAAGCCATTTTTTTTGTCTATATAGTGATTAGATACGCTTTTCCCATCTCTCATGGCTTCCAAACACCCTGGTCTAAGAATACTAATGAGTCCAGATAATTGCTGTATATTTTGTGGCTTTAGCTTTCTAGCCATGGTTTGACCAAGCCTAGATTCTAACTGAAAACAACCCTTTGTATTCCCTGATGATATTAATTCCCATGTCTTTGTACACTCCAAATTAATATTTGAGATTTTTGGAGAAAACTCTATTTTTGGAAAATTAGAATTGTTTTCAATAATGTTGAATTGACAACCACAATCAAATGCAAATATCTCTGACATTATAAATACTATTATCCAATGAATGATGATTTAAACTTAACTTTGTTAGCAATATTTCTGTGTAATTTTAAAAATCTAATTAAAATTTGTGCAGTATCTTTCACATCTTTTAGAGCGTCGTGTGATCCTGTTTTATCTATACCAAGATAATCTCTTAAGCTATCAAGAGTATAATTTTTAAGCTCATTATTTCCTTCAAACCAATAAAAAACTAAGTTCATAATATCAATTACATCTCTTGGATAAAATAAAGATGATCGTCCCTCTTTATTAAGATTATTATATTTTGTACTTAATTTTTCTATAATACGCAAATCAAATCTGTTAATATTATATCCAGCAGCGATTGGTGCTGAGAAACAGGATTTTTTACTGTGACTACGAATATGATACATATCTAAATAAGATACGAACATTCCCCAGCCATGTTCTTGTTTTTGATAAGTTTTCCAAGACTCTAAAATACTTTCTTTTGTAGAGCCTCTAACCTTAGCATGAAAATCTAATACATCCGAATCTTCATATGAATATTCAGGATTATTTTCTATTGCTAATGGTTTAACATTAATATTGAATTCTGAATTTTTAATGATTTCCAATTTGAATGGATCTACCATAACCGCAGCTATTTGCACAGGACTGCACAAATCTGGATTAGCACCATCTGTTTCCAAATCGAAAACGCAAATTTTTTGTGTATTAGCCATTTACCACTACTACTGTGTCGCCAGGAAAGTGTCCTTTTTGAGAAGCATCGGCGGTTGCATAACAATTAACTGATCTGCAACAGCTAACTCTAACTTCATCTGATTTAATATATTCTGTACCATTAACACTAAATTTTTCACCAACAGCTAAATCCGAAAATTTTTTCTCCATTTTATTCTCCTTTTGATAAAATTTCTGATATTGTCATGATTTTGTCTAACATAGCAACTCCCAAAATATCAAATTTAATCAGACCCAAACTTTCTAAGTCTTGCATTTCCATACCAGCGATGGATTGCTTGTTCTTATTATCATAAACCATAGGACATACACTGCCAAGGCTTTTGCTACTAATTACTACACCGGCCGCGTGTTTAGATTGATTAGATTTTGTTCCTTCTAGTCTAATAGCCTGCTCGAATCTTTTTGCCAGCGGTCCAGCCAATGAACCGTCGCTAGATATATAGCACCATTCTTTGAGTTTGTCAACATTATTTTCTAACGCCCAACGAATAATTGAAGCTTCTCCAGTATCTTCTTTCATTTCTTGTAGTTCGTCTGCAATTTTGGCCTCATCTGGTATAAACTTGGTTATACGGTTTGTCTCTTCAAAAGAAATATTATCATATACTCTCAATACTTCTTTTAAGGCACCACGACCTTTCATAGTATTAAAAGTGATCATTTGACTAACTTTATCTATACCATATTTATTCTTAATATACTCTATAATTTGTTCTCTTTTTGTAATAGGAACGTCAACATCAATATCTGGCATGGAGATATGATCTGCTGTATTACGACCCTCATTATAAAATCTTTCAAAGAGTAAATCATATTTCATTGGATCAATTTGAGTAATGCCAATTAAATAGGAAACCAGACATCCTGCCGCACTTCCTCTTCCTGGCCCTGGAAGCCATCCACTTTTCTTGACATAATTTACAATATCTTGCACTATAAGAAAGTAACTAGATAAACCAGCTTTCTGTAAAATATCTAATTCTAATTTTACTCTATCTGCATATTTTGTATGTTCAGATTCTGGAACATCTTTCATAATCTTTTCTCTCCAGCCATCTCTACATAATTGTCTGAGATATTCTTCTGGATTGGAATTATTTGGACATTCAAAAGCAGGAAGTAGTGGTTTACTAAGAATAGAATACTCTTCACACATTGAATCAACATATAAAGTATTTTCAATTTCTTCCTTAGTATGCCATTCTATCATTTCTTCTGGATCTGGAATATGATAATTATCTGATTTGAAGAAGCAACTCATTGGAACATCCTCATTAGCCAAGAGTTTCTTATTTATGTCTATCAAAGTTGTCTTAAGATTATTACATAATAAAATCCTTTGATCAATAGCATCTTTTCTTTCACAATAATGAGCATCTGGAGTGGCTATTATTTTAGTTTTAGTCTTAACAGATAATTGTCTCATTATATCTGTCATTTCTTTTTGTTTAGGATTCAGTTCGTGATCCATAAGTTGAGCTTCTAGAAAGAAATTATCTTTGCCAAATATCTCTTTCATATAGCCTATAAAGGATACTGCTTTGTCAGTATAGTTATCAGGATTTTCCTCAACCAAGTCTGATATACTTGATCCTAAATGACCACAAAACCCTATAATATTTCCATCTAATATAGGGGCCAATCTATCAAAACTAATTCTAGGCTTATGATAGAAGTTATCTATTCTGTTCGTTTCAGATATTATTTTTATAAGAGTATTCCATCCTGCTAGGTTTTTAGCAAGAACTAGAAAGTGACTAAGATTATTATTTTCTTTTTCTTTAATAAATGAATCATTTTTAGATATATAGAGTTCACAACCCAATATTGGTTTAATCTTTTTGGCCTTCATTGCCTGATAAAACTGAACACACCCGGAAATAGTTCCATGATCGGTTATTGCACAGGTTTTAATTCCAGCATTAAAACATCTTTCGGCTATTTGACTGGGCTTGCTTAATCCATCCAATAAACTATAGTGAGAATGTGCGTGTAAAACAGAATAAGTTTTTTGTTTCATAGCGATCCTGGCGCCTTGTAACTTCCAAATGAGTGATTTTTATTTTTGTATAAACCCATTGTAGTGTCGATACCATAAAGGTCAAGATCATGTTTTATTTGTTCGCACTTTGTCATTGTTTGACCAATTTTGCATACTTGTCCATCTCTATATTCTTCTATTGGTTCTATATGCGTTCCTTCAAATGTCGTTTTGCCAAAATGACATAATTTATTACACATCCAACTTTTATTAAGTCGTGGCTTTTTCGTGCTCCTAACTGCTTCAAATTTTTGTCTTAACATATCCTCAGTAGAACTAAGATCAGAATCATGAAAGCATATAGAAAATGGACCACCGTCATTAATAAAATATATTGAAAATATTATATTTTTAATATGAGGATACAAATGTTTGATTGCATAATGATATATTTTTAATTGAGGGTCTTTTTCTAGTTTTTCTTGTGTCTTTTCCTCTCCTGTCGCCCAATCTAATCTGCGACCAGTTTTCCAATCTATAATTTCTATAGTAGAATCATTCACTAGTGTTATTAAGTCAATAGTTCCTTTTAAAGCTAAATTTCCTTCTAATTTTTCTCCATTGATATCATAACTATATTTAGCCCAAGATTTTTTAATTTCGAAATCAAAATGCTGTTCGGGACATAGTATGTTTCGATTTCTTGGATCAAACATTCCATTATTAAATTCTATAGCTTTATAAACCCAATTTTTACAATCTTTATGGTCTTTTGGTGACCACTTGTGATGTTGTGCATTAGATGTGTAGTATGAGTAAACTTGATCTATTATATTGTCTAAATCATACTTATGAACATTAACTTCTCCGATCAAATCATCAGTAATCAGATCTTTTTTATCTTGTTGTGCTTTTTTAATAACAGCTAATATTTCTAATACTTTATGTGTGATGGTTCCTTTATCTGCTTTTTGTCCAGACAATCCTCGCCAGCCCAAAACGTACTCACCAAAATACTGCTGTTCGCACATATTGTGAGTATTATAGGAGCTGCTTCTAAAGTATGTAATAATCATAGGTTTAATAGTTTTTCTAAAATAGTTTTAAGTTCAGAGAATTGATCATATAAATTATGATTATCATTATTGATTATATAATCAAAATTATTCCAATCATAGCTTTCTTTGTCCAACACTGTCTCACTAATATGATCAGATAAAAATGGACTTCTGGTCAACCTCAATACTTTGCCACCAATATTTTTTATTGCTTCTACTTCGTTGGGAAATCTGCAGTCTGTTATAATTGCTAATTCAGGACCTTCTTTAAGGATTTTATTAATAGTTGACTTTACCCAAACATCGGTATCCATCTTTCTAAATATGTCAGTACCTACATATTGCATAACTTCTCTAGCTGTCATAAATTTATTAGATTTATCATTGTTTTGTTCCGATGGCCACTTAACAGATGTTAATTCGTTTTTATTCTCATCTGATCCATAACACTGATCATAAGTCAAGCCCAATATATTCATGCATATGTCTGTTTTTAATATATCAGCAAAATTATAGATTTTTATTTCATTCTGTAATTTTTCTAAAAACAATAAAATATCATTAGAAATTATTTCTCTTGATAATATAGATTGTATAGAAAAAATACCTTCGTATGATTTGTCACCACACAAATCTGATATTAGTATATTTCCATCATCATCTATATAAAGTTTTTCACTCGCATTTAGCTTAGCAAGATATAATGATAGAATAAAATTCCCTGCTGTGGTTTTACCCGATTGCTTTTTGCCAGATATGCCTAAGACTAACATAATTCGTATTCCTTTATCTGTGGAGATATTTTTGTTACTATATCATCAATGCTCATTTCTGCAATATCATTGGCATTAATTTCGATGTGTTTTATATTATATATTCTTCCGCATTTATCTTCAATTTGTTTTGCTGCATCCTTGCCAGCTTTATCATTGTCCATAATACTTATGATATTCATAGCCCCGGATATGTCTAACAAAGCTTTTTGCTTATATCCAAGCGAAGAACCAAATATGGCTACACTGTTATGAATTCCTGCCTCCTCTAATCTCCAAACATTGCCTGGGCTTTCTACTATAACTACGGTTTTAGATGCTAAGATATATTTTTTAGCAAACCAATAATTATACAGATGCTCTTGCGTTTTAAAGTTTTTGCTATGTCTCCATTTGGAGCTAAGCCATTTTTCATTATCGTTAGGACATTTATCGTTCATGTTATGAAAAGCATTACAACTTAAACATTTATCATGTATACTTCTTCCAGTACATCCTATCATTCCTCTCATATTTTGATCATATACAGGAACAACAGCTCTATTATTCATTTCTTTTGATGAATTGATACAGTCTCCTACGTCGTATTTTATTAATATCTCTTTAGAAAATCCTCTATCTAAGAAGTATTGTGATGGTATATCTAGTGCTTTAATCACCAAGTTTCTTGGGACTACAACTTCATTTGGCTTATCACTAACATCTATAGAAATATTTTTTACAGTATTAACAAATGTATTTTTTTCTTTTACTTTTCTTGTTTGTTTATCATTTACCGGATCATGATTAGAAAATTGAATAGCAAAGTCTATAGCATCTTTAAAAGATACCATATCATCACCTTCTTTATTCCATCCATTGTCTTTAGACAAGCATCCTCTTATAAAGCCGATAATTGATGATTTAAAAATGTTTTCACACTGATGAGTTCTACATTTCCAATTGCCTCTATATGAATCTCCCTTATAATATAAATTCAATGCAGAATCATTATCTCCTCCATGAATTGGGCAACTCATGGTGACCATTTTATCAAATACTTTATATGATTCTATACCTAAAGAATTTAATAAATTCTCTATATCATCACACACTAAGTCTGACAAATTCTTAAGTTGATATTGATCATACGAATGGTATGTCTTGTTCTTCTTCATCTTTATTATTGTCATTGATTATAAATCCACCTTTTTGCTTTTTTGATCCATGTAATAATTCTAATCTTGTTTGTCCTTCTGTTATTTTAGCACACCAGCCCTTCATATGACAATTAATATAATCATTGTCATCTAATCCTCCTCCGTGGCGGCTGATTAATGGAACTAGTTTACGATTACCGGCATCAGAACCATCCTCTGCTATTTCTTCGTCTGATTTTCTTTTAAATATTGTAAAATTACTACATAGCCAAATAATTCTATCTGATCCGCTTGCGGTGTCAGTACTTTCTTTTGTTATGCCATCTCTATTTAATTGTATAAAGGACAATATTGGAACTTTATATTGTATAGCAAAATTATGTAAACTTGTCATCATAAAACCAAGAACCTGATATTCTTTCATATCTTGACTTATGCCGGTACTGTCCATTAGTTTTAAGTAATCATAGATAATAACACAGTCCTTTGCTGTACCATCATCATTAAGTCCAACTTCTTTAGATATCCATCTTCGCATGATAGACAGTTGTTCATCAAATGGCTTACCAGCTATGCTTTTGTGATAGAGTTTACTATTTTTAAGTTCGTCTATGGCCTGCTTTATTTTGTTTGCAGAATTTGGGGTGTCCGTGAACTTTCCTGTTTCTATTTTTGATATTTCTATTTCTGATGACATAGCCAAAATTCTATGGATATGATCCTCTTTAGTCATTTCTGTATCCATATTTAATACAGGAATTTGTAACTTACTAGCAATATGGTATCCAATATTATCAGACAATAGAGTTTTTCCTACTTTTGGTCGTGCTGCTATAACATTGACCGTCCCTTTTCTTAAACCTCCTCCTATCGCCTGATCATACACTGGAAATCCGGTAGGTATTCCTATTTGATCTACTTTATTAGTTTGTAGAAATTCTATATAGTTATCTATACTTTCTGCTATAAACTTAGGAGCAGAATCACTTTCTGCAGATAAAGCATTTGTGAAATTAAATATTTTTTCTTCAGCAATACCCAAGATGGCAGATATTGATTCTGAACCTGTAACGTCTAATAGCTTCTCTTGTACATCGTCCATTTCCTTGTGTAAGAGTCGAGCTATCTCTAGTTTTTTAATCTTGGATGCAAATTTTCTAATATTTTCTAAATGAACAGGAAAATCAAAAATAGCTTTTAAGTGTTGAGTTTCTTCTTTTTTAGATAATATATGTGATAAATTAAGTTCTTGAGCAGAAGAATATACTGATGCAAGATCAATATTTGGCTTTGACTCTTTTTCACAAATGTTTTTTAAACACTTAAATATTATTTGATTGCTGTCAATTGTAAAAGAAGATTCCTGGATAATATCCGCAATATCCAAATAGGCATCCTCTCCATACTTCAAAATTCCGCTTAATATAGCACGTTCAGCGGATGGGTCACATAAAATCATATTTTATCCAGAATGTGTTGAGCAATTATTACATTTATATCTAGAAGGAACATCGAAAAGCAGAGTAGGTGGAACACTTTCTTTTTTACCGCAAACTCTACAAACTACATCAATAAATTCAAAGTCTCTCATTCTCGCTACAGGAGGATGTTTTGATAGTTTTTTATCAACTACACAATCATCTTTATGCATTCTAAATTCAGACATTTTTTCAAATTTATTTATATTGTCTGTTGTTATTTTTTTAGTTTGTTTGGTTTTTATTGAATTATTAGTTCCTACTTTTTGACGACCCTTCGTCTTTATAGTAGGAGACTCCTTTGCTGGTGCCACGTCTTGTTTTTGTTCAGTTTCTTTAGGAGTCTGATCAACAAGACTTTGTAAAATCGATATTAAAGCTTTAAGTTGTTCTGGGTCTTTTAATAAATCATTTGGGTCCATGTTGCACCTTAGTTTTTTGAATTGCCATCATAATATCTGATAGATTTTTAATACTGTTAGCCAAATAACTTAATCTATCTATTCTTTGTTTAGCATACTTTCTAATTTGATTCAGGCTATTTGCTTTTTCGTTATGTTTTATTGCTTGTAAAGACTTTTCAATAAAGCCATATCCTTTATAATTATTTATTTCGTCTGCTATTGCTTCTTTAATACTTTCTTCTGACCAATTATGTCTAGCAATTTCTCTATTAATTGTTCGTTGAACATGAAATGCAAACTGTGCCAATCTGTAAGAAATTTGAGCACAATCTTCTGGAGAAATCTTTTCTATTTCATCCCTGGTCATACTAAGATATGTATTAATCTCTTGCTCAGACACTCCATACTGTGCCGAATATTTTGGTAAAGAAAGCGTGGACTCATATTCGTCAAGAATAGTATCCCAGTGCTGTAAATCTTCTTTAGCTGTTCTTGTTGTCATAGATTATTAATGTCCTCCATTTGTCTAGACTTTCGAAGTGAGGTAATACCACATGAGTAATTCCATTTATTTCACACCATTCTTTTTTCTCTGCATCTCTTTTTTGTGCTTTCAAAAAATTCATTCTGTTTGAATGATAAAATGGTATAAATTTATAGTGCTGTTCACCATGAACTTCTATTGCTTTTTTTATTAATGGTAGATAAAAATCTAAATATAAAGTTTCTGATTTTCTTAATGGTATCGGAACTTCTTCTAGAATTTGTAATGTTGGAAAAATTTCTGTCAATACTTTTCTGGTTCCAAGATGAAAAGACGATTTTTCCTTTATTCTGCCTTTAGCTATATGTCCTGTTAGATTCCAATTTATAGTATTACCATTAAGATCTCTGACTATCATTTTTTTATACCTAAAACTTCTTTAACTGATGTTTCTATAGTCTCGTATGCCTTAGCATTTTCTAGTAAGAAATTTCGTACTTTTTCTGTCCCTTGAAATTTGGGTTTATCTTCTAACGTTGTTATAGTATACCAAGCCCCTCCTTTGCTAATAATTCCAACATCAGATGCTAAATTGATCAATTCTGTACATTTGTCGATTCCTTGACCATAACGGATATAGCTAGTAGTTACTCCACCAGGAGGTCCAAGTGCCGAGCAGACCACCTGCCATTCGATTTCCTGCCCTATTTGAGTATTGTCTGTTCCAACCACCCAAGGTTTAAATGTTTTAGCCCTGAGCTTTATGTCTGTTTGATAAGCAATAGCTTGGCCGCTTTTTTCTTTAAATTCTGCACCATAGCCAGTAGGATTTCCCATTAAGTGAGTTATTCCTATTACAATATTTTTATTAACAGGAATAACATTTGCAACTTTACGACAAAATTTAGCTAAAAGTTTTGCTCCGTCTGCTCTTTGCATTTTGTCCATATCACTGGTAATTTCTGCCTCTGTACACAAAGCAGAATATGAGTCTATGATTAGTACGCATCCCGGAATCTCATTAATTATTCTTTCTCCTATTTGTAAATACTCTTCTCCATGCAAAATTTTTCCTTGTTGACTACCTATTACATGAAATCTAGAAAGATCCAATCCAGGTATTCCTTCTAAATCTCTTTTTTTCAATCGACCTTCAATATTTAGGTAGTACACTTGGCGACCATCCTTAAAAGAACCATGAGCATATTCTGGTTTTTGAGCAGTTGCTGCAAAGTCTAACGACGATGTGGTTTTACCACATTTTGGTTGTCCTGTTAGGACTACGAAACTGCCTTCTGGAATTCCACCGTTTAAAGCGATATCTAATGATGGACTTACCGGAATAGTTAGTACCTTTTTATCTACTAAAGCATTACCAGATAATATAATCTGATCGCCAAATGTTTTGATCACATCTTCTTTAAGAGTTGTTACCATCATCTAATTCCTTTAATTTGGAAAGTATATTTTTATTCTGTTGATTTTTATGTCTGAAACTCTTATTCTCTGATCTATTTATATCTATTTCCAGAGATTTAGATTCATTTTTGACAATCATATCGTGTTTTTCTATTATAGCTATCAGATGAGGCGCTCGCAAAGAATAGATTTTTGTAGCCTTATCATCATTTAAAGCTCTAATAATAGATTTAGCATCATATTTTTTTAATAACTTGTTAGCTGTAGCAATTTGGTCTCTATAATATTTTGACCATTCTTTATTGATCCAAAATTTATAATGAAGATCTAGCTTGTCACATACCGCCTTGTGTTCACATATAAGTTCCGTTATATACTGAGCGGCTGTAACATCTTTACCATTAGAATACCTTGATGGATACATATGTTATTTTTTAGGTCTAAAAATTCCTCGTTCACTATCTCTACCTTTTGTGACCGGTATTTTCTTTTTTGCTTCATCCGCTATCTCTGAAGCTTCTTTTGTCATTATGGCTACAGAATTTATTTTTTTACCAGAAGTATGGGTAATCATCAAGTCTTTTGTTTTTGATGGTTGAATAGCAACGTTCGTCGGTTCTGGTTGAGAATTAGCAGTTATAATAGTGCTTATTTGTGAATGCTTGATATCCAATTCTTTTGATATTTCTTCCACGCTTTTTCCAGAATGATTTAGCCAATATATTGCATATTTTTGAACTTTAGTAATTCTTGACATTATATAATCTCTCTTTCTGCTTGATTTAACCACGATATATTTTTTGAAGATAAGAACTGTAAATACATATTAAAAACCTTTTCATTCACTGCTCTAAACTTGTCGGATGGTCTGCAAACATTATCAACAATACTATAAGACTTATCGTCTAATCCAGATTTCAAAGGATTGAATAATTTATTTGCATTTGATATTTTAATAAAGTATTGAGTAGGATTATCTGTTTTTTGTATTCTTTTAGCAACAACATCTTTGGTATCTATTTTTTTACGAGGATAATTATTATTATCAATAAAGTCTTCTGAGCCCGTCATGCAATAGTATTCTGTTGTAAGTTTATCGTTTTTCTCTTTTGGAGAGAATATAAAATCATCCATTGTTTTTTTCTCCGGAATCTGGTGTTGTTTCATCTGCTTTAATACTTGAGTTAGACATACATTCTTCTAAAAATCCAAAGAAGCCTTTTGTATATTCGTTATAGTCTTTAGTTGGAGGTACTGGAATGTGATAATTGTTTTTTGCTACTTCTTTAATTCCAACCGTTTTTCCTTCATCGTCTTGTTCATAAATGCTAGCTATAACATTAATAACAATTTCATGCCTACAGTCTATAAGCTTAGTAGTATCTTCTGAAATTATCTGAGCCAAGCTTTCTGTACTATTACCAGAATGTTGTTTATGAATTTGTTCTATAGATTCTATTATTTTATTTTTTTGTTCTTCTGTTAATTCTTCGTTCATGTCATGTCCATTTTGTTTTTGGTTGTTTTTTAAGTCTTTTCATTCCTTTTGGAAGTGGTTTGTCTGGAATTTCTTCTTTGTATGAATTATGTTTAGCATGTAATGCTATTTTTTCATCTTCACTCATTTTATCTCTGTTTCTGTTGGCTAAATCGCCAATAGTTTTCAATTCAGAATCCATCTTTTTTACAGAGGTATTCTGTGTGATTACATCTTTTATATACAATCTTTGAGTATTTTTACTTTTACATTCAATACATTTTGGATTTTCTTGGTAATCTTTAATATAAAAGAATAATTCAAATTCTGAATTACATTTTTCACATAAATATGAATATGTTGGCATTATACTACTTGAGATCCCTAACAGCTTCTTTGAGCCATGATATATTTTTGGTAGTTAAAAATTTTATATATTTATCAAATGTATTTTTATTGACTTCAATAAATGACCATTCATTTTTACAAATATTATCTATAAAATTATATTGTCTTTTATTTTTAATTGGAGACAACAGATTGATAGGATTATATAAATCAGAGTTTGGGCTACTTCTAATAAAATAAGAGAATTTAGGTTTATTATTTTGTGAAATAACCTTGGTTTTTTTATTTTGTATACATTTTGCAGCAATATTGGATGATGATACATTATTTACTCTAGGACTGCCATCTTCATCAATAAAATCTTCTGTTCCAATTAAGCAATAATACATCTCATCAGCAAAATTGTCATTTGGTTTGAAAATACAATTATCCATAAAATTAATAATTCTGAGCTAAGAATTGTTTCCACTGGTCGTAATATGTACTGTCTATAGTAGTCAATTCCTGATACCAAGGCAAGTACTCCACAGAATAATTAGGCTGTATAGGGGATTTTATCAACTGCATCCCAGCTTCTTTAGGCGTTCTATTTCCTTTTTTATGGTTACATGGTCTGCATGCAGTAACAATATTATTCCAATTAGTTGATAATTTTTTATCTTCTACAAATCTGCATTTCGGTATAATATGATCATATGTTAATTGAGAAGAGCACAAATGTTTTCCACAATATTGACAAGTATATTGGTCTCGAATAAATAAATTATGCCTAGAAAAATTAATCTTTCTATTATATGGATTAAAATATTTAAGTGTTTTTGCTACTGATGGAACGCGATGTTTCTTATTCCCTGATCCCTGAATATATTTATTCTCATAGTATTCTATAATTTCTATGCCATAGTTACTATTATTTTCATATCTAATAGACCAAACTATTGCTCTTTGCCAAGATATTATTCGTAATGGGCTATAGTCAGCGTTTAATAATAGACATTTACTGTTTTCTGCTTTGCTGCTCATAGTCATCAAGTCTATATAATATTTTTGATATAATTGGATTTCTTACAATATCTGATGCTTCTAATTTAGAATAACCTATACTTTCAACTCCGTTAAGAGCAGATATCATATCACTAAAACCACCTTGTAAATGTCTACTTAAATCTGACTGAGCAACGTCACCAGTTAAAACCATTTTACTAGATTGTCCTGTTCTTGTTATCAACATTTTTAATTGTTCATATGATGCATTCTGGCATTCGTCAGCAACAATAAAAGCATTATGAAAATTACGACCTCTCATAAGTCCTAATGGAACTACCTCAACCTTATTATTTAATCTTAATGATGCATAATGTGCTGAGCTTATAAAATGTCCAATTTCATCTAGTATTGGTAATAGATAAGGATGTAGTTTTTCTTCTGCTGATCCTGGGAGATATCCCATTTTTTCTCCAGCTTCTAGTATTGGTCTTGTGATAATAATCTTTTTTACTTTTTCGTCTAAAAGATATTCAAGAGCCATTCCAATAGCAATGTGAGTTTTACCGCTACCAGCCAATCCCTGACAAAACGTAATAGTATTTTCTGCAATAGTCCTTATGTATTCTTTTTGATTTTCTGTTCTTGGTTTTAATCGATTCCTATAAGCAGCTCCTTTGGGTTCCAAACTATTTGTTGCATCAATAATCTTGGTTTTTTTCTTTGAGTTTTTATTTGTTTTTCTCAATGTGTGCCCTTTTCTTATATAAGGAGTATTAAAATACTACATTAATAATACACCCTTATAGGGATAATGAGTAAATTGTTTCTATAGTAAACAAGCACCACCGGCACAACTTATTTCTTCAATTCCTAAAGTATTATCTTCGTTTTCTAATAACTGTGTATAATCTACTTTCTTAAAACCATTATACAAATCACAATAAATTTTCCAATTATAAACATCTTTCATACAATAGGTTAATCTCTTTGTGTCACCATCAAAATACTTTCCAGCGAAGTTTTTCATTTTTGTAATAAAAAGTAGTTTGTCTTGAGTATCGTTTTCTTTTGCTTGATTCATACTAACATAATCACAAGCTGCCCATAAATTATTTCCAAATGCATTTAGTCCTAGTTCTATCAAACCAGAACACCATAGAGCAGCATCTCCGTACTCCTTAACTATTTCACGACTAGTATAAACAGTAGTAAATGGAGCTTGTGGATAATCTTTATCTCCACTTTGTGGTATCAAACTAATTCCAGCAAAATATTTTCTATTATCATAAATATACTTTGTAACAGCATCCCATTCATCAGGCTTGACGGTTACCGTATTGCTAACATTATGACTCAGATATTCTTGTGTGCATAATGATCTGTTTTTACCGCTTTGAACCCAATTTTTTTGAGTATCTTTAACAACAGATAGCATTTCTACAGCTGGTAATTGGTTTTTTAATTTAGCTCCGTCAGGGACTTCTATAGGAAATTTTATAACTTCGTCAGTATTATTTGCTGACCACGAAGATTTCTCGCATGCTTGCGGGTTTAGTTTTTTAAAGTGCTGATATGGAGCTTCTAAAATATTAGCCTGTACATGTCGTATATATCGTTTAGCGTGATGTGGATGAATACCCGAACTGGTTCCAAGCATACTGCTGCTTGTTCCTTCTGGTTTTAAACATGTTACTCTAGCAGCTTGGTTGATACCTATTCTTTTAGAAAGATCTTTGTTAGTTTCAACAGCAATTTTAGCACCAGCACGAAGAACCTTTTCTGAAAGAATCAGGTCGTGTTTTTCCATTGTTCCGGTCAAAGACACTCCTAGTAATGCTTCTCTTTCAAATATTCGACAGCTAGTATCTCCGAGATAATCTAGTTTAGTAAATCCTGCTTGTAAAGTTCCAATAATAGCAGCAGCCCTACATCTCTCATAAAAATCATCTTCATCTTCTATTGATGAGCAATTAATAGTTGAGAGATTGCATCCTTGCCATCCGCTCTTTCCAGTTTCTTCATCCACAGGCCACATTCCAACTTCAACACAAGGATTGAATGTCATCTCTGTTGAATCGCTCCAGATAAATCCTGGTTCACCAAATTCTTTTACGCTTTCCATTAAGGTTTTGAACTCTTCAAATGTAGTATTATCTTTGAGCAATAGTGCTGAATTATTACTTCGTGCTCTTTGAGGATTGTCTAAGTACCAATTGCCTGTTTTTGCTTTTGCCATTTCTTCATCGTCATGGCTAAACAAAGCAAGACTGGCTGAGCGTCTAACTCCACCGCTCAGTACAGCATCACTACTATGCATAACAATGTCATAAGCGTCAATTGGTCGTAGTTTCTTTTGACCATTAGCAACACAACGATCTAGCAGAGTTCTAATTTTCTCTAGTCCATTTTGTAATGGCTCAAATCCAGGAGCCTTACCTACTCCACTCGCTAGTGACGATCCCTTTGGTCTAATATTTGAATAATCAAAAACAACATAGGTATTTTTGTACATTTTAAATTCTTCAATAGGCTTACTAAAGTAAGAACTTAATAGAACACCAAGAGCATCGGACCATCCTTCGATACTGTCTTCTATTACATATTTAATTCCTTCATTATTATCAGGAACATCATGTTCTAGTGTTGGCAATTTTGCAACATGGTGTTTTTGAACACTGAACCCTGTTCCGCTACCACAAAGTAATAACCAAAAGCACTCTTGAAAAAATCTTAAACGGTCACAGTACGAACTTGTGCAGTTGTATATTTTTGCGTGTCTTTTTAGGATAGGATCGCCGCCAAACTGTAGGGCTCGTTGGCTTCCCAAAACCTTCTTCTTATACATCATATCATATGCCCAATCAATATCTTCTTTTACATCAGGATACTGGGTATGCATCATATTTTTGACACGATCAACAGCTTCCTTCCATGTTTCTCTACGATTCTTATCTTCTATCCAACGAGCATACTTACTAACAAATGTATAATTTTGAAGTTCTTGAAGTGCCGACATATCATCTCCTATTGATTAGATTAAGTAGAGCTAGAATAACGGTAGTTTGAAAAGATAAGTTTATCATTAATGGATCTTCAATATAAACTCTATTATAGAAATAATAAACTAAACTACCATAAAATATTATTGTTGATAAGTTCATTATACACCAGGTATATGTCTCAGCCAATCAAAGTTTGGCTTTATGTAACTAACGTTCATTTTGCTCATATTGACAAAAGAGTCGAAATGTTTTTTTTCTTTTTCGTCAAATAAATGAGTACCATGATCATCCATCATTATAACACTAGAGACCCCTTCCTGCCACAATGCCATGATACAATCATTACAGCATTGACCAGTAACATAAGCTATGCCATTATCTGGCCTAACAACACAATTACTCAATGCATTTCTTTCTGCATGTATCATCCATGGATATTTTTCTGGACGAGTGTTTGGCAATAAATTATCATACAGTCCTCTTGCGAATCCATTATACCCTACGCCTAGTATTCTATTATTTTTATCGGTAATTACACAGCCATGCTGTGTTTGAGAGTCGTGACTGCGTTGAGAAATGACTTTTGCTAAACCTAAAAAATAGTCTGTCCACGATGGTCTAGAATGTACTTTTGTGTTCATAGACATATCATAATAGAAACTATCATTTAGTCAAATGTCTTTTTTACTATGCGATACGTTATTATTACGTATTCAGATTTTTGTTTTTGTTTGTAGTTTATTGTACAAGATCAGGGTTAGTATTGCTCCGGCCACGCCCATGAACAAGCCTGCTGGAGACAAAGATTCATACTTACCTATCATATATAACAAGGCCCCTCCCATATATGATCCAGCAACACCAAGAGCTACTGTTTTAATAAACCCAAAATTTTCTTCTCCTGGAACTATGCTTTTAGCTATACTTCCAACAAATAAGCCATACACGGACCATATTAATAAATTAAACATTTGCTGCCTCCACTAGTGTTGAAACTTCATCGTCCGTGACAACCTCTCCTACGTCTAATAATGCCTCAGTCAATTTGATACTATATTTATGATATTGTTCAGAATCTAGCTCTCTTCTTAAGATTTTTTTGATTCGTAGTCTTGTGAACCATCCTCTTTTAATACTATAAGATTTTATACTTTCTCCATAGAGCGAGCATTTGTCTTGACTAGTCATATTATCAGCTTTATTTTTATTACATTCTTGCAAAACTCTTATAACTGTTAATATAATACTAATCATCATTAATATTGCTATAACACTTCCAAATTTTTCATCATTAGGAATATGTGCTCTTTTTAAAACTTTTTCAGCTATCTCTCTTAATTTTTTATTTTCATTTTCCATTATTTTATAACCTTATTTGATGGTGCGGGACAAACGCCATTTGGACAATCTTGTTTCATGACGGCAGGAGGATGGACAACAACCTTTTGTGGTATTTGTTTTTTATCTGGCTCGCAATATCCACAATCAACTTTTTTAATACCATCTCCGCTAATATACCATCCTTTACCTTCGCAAATAGGACAGTCTTTTCTTTTATATTTTTTATTTACTTCTACACTTTGGCTTTTAATTATTCCTCCAACTAATGTTACGGCAGATGTTGTTGAGCCATTATATCCATATGACCCAAATAGTAAAATTGAAGAAATCAATAATAGGTTTATTGCTTTAAGATTCATTTTGATTTCTCCATGGTAATATTTTTTTACGTTTTGGTTTTGGTACTTCTATATCGTCTATGGTTTTAGGAGCAAATATTTTAAGTAAACCTAAAATAAAGTTTGTGATAATACTAATTAAACGATTTAGAGCTATTTTATCTAAAAGTTTCATGGTATTATTAAATCTCCTAAAATAGTTATATTCATATTACACAGTACCATATCCGGTATTGCCTCCTTTATAAATATGAGGTCTATTATCTGTGCTAGTGTAAGAACTTATTTCTTCAGAACTCCAAGATACATTATCAAAATTCCCAAACCCTGGCCATCCTTCAGGATACTCGACAGCACCAGCATATGAAACATTACCAGGATTTATTACAATTTGTATATAATCGTAACTAACTTGATCATATTGAGTATAGTCAAATATTATTCTTGGATATGAATCTCCACCATTTTTAGTAAAAAATGAATTGTATCCATTACCAGGGTTGGCTAAATAATATATGCCATTAGCTTGTGGATAAGTTGTGGCTCCTTCAATAACAACAACAGGTACTGTTTTCATTAAAATCTTCATAACTGGAGCAGTCCCACCACCTCCACCAGAACAAATTGTAGTTGTGTTATAATAAGAAGAAGTTGGTGCTGTAGTTCCTCCTCCTCCTAAAACTTGCCATGACGAAAAATTATCATATATTGTTACTGGATGGAAACCGACATTTCCACTATTGCATTCATATATGGCTGTGTTTGTGGCAATATTATATATTGCATATCTACTACAAGCAAAAATTGCTATTCTATATAAGGAATTTGAGTGAGTCCATATTCCACTCTCGGTTCTGGTATAAGTACCATTTGTAGCAGCAATATCGGCGCCAGCTACTATTATAGTGCCAAATACATAATTAGAATAAGAATCTATAGTGTTATAACTATCAGCATTAAAGCTTTTAATAGTTGGACTAGTTCCATTAACCACTTCCCAACTAGTGTCATTTGTCGGATCAATAGCAGCGGACGCGGCTGGTAGTCTGTAATACACAACTGGAGAGCCGGAATTATAATATAAATTCCAATAACCGCCTGAGTAGCTTATATAATAATTAGGATTTTTTTCATTAGTAAATACTTCTGAGAAAATATCTGTATAAAAACCATCGGCTGCACTTGTTCCTCCACAATCAACAAAAATTCTAATTGCCATTATAAATACTCCTCAAAACCATAAGAAGGTAATTTTTGTAAAGGAAATCCATCAAAGTTACTAAAAGTATATGATCCGTTAGCAGCTAACATTCCAGCAGCAACTTCTGCTCTAATTAAGAATGATCCATCGGGAATAGAACCCCATTCTGGATGACCTCCATCATTCCATTTGCCCCAACTATTTTGAACGAGGAATAATGGCTCGTTTCCAGTATCATCACAGGCTATCCAGGCCATAGCGTGGGCCCAATTACCGCTAACGTTAGCAATGCCCTTTTTATCTCTTTTATTACTAAATCCATAATTAGAACATACTGATAATCCATAACCATTAGCTAATGCGTCACGTGCTTCTTCTACTGTTCGTACCAAACTAACAGTTTTAATTTGATGATCATTAGCAGCATCAATTACAGTATCGGGTAATCCTCTTCCTCCCCAACCGGCTCCTAAATTACTATTGTATTTAGTAAAGTCTGCTACGCCCTTATAGTTTTTACGTAATAGTATTCCACCATTCTTACTAACAAATTCAGCAGCTCGTGAGCAACTCATTCCTTGTCCACCATGACCTCTGGCCCCATAAATTGCTTCTGTTGCTCCTCTTGCTATCCATGATTCTCTTTCGTTATGAACATCTATTTCTACTGCTCTACTAACATCACAAGCATTTCGTGTTGCATGACTAACACAATCTCCAGTAGTTTGTCTTTCATTATAAGGATTCTTATCAAATTTCAATACGCTTTTGTATGGAGTTGATAATTTACCCTTACCACTACTCTTAATTTTTTTATTAGCATCACCAAATAATGGATATTTACTAACTTCCATTAAATGATCATAAACGTGTTGTTCCCATAAACAGCCACTAAAGCCTTTACGATAATTATTATATAAGTCTTGTGGTGATAATCTAGCCATTATTTACTTCCTTCTAAACATGCCCATGATAAAGCCTTAAAGCCTTCAACGGCTTTACTCCTAAGATCTGTATTTAATAATACATTATCGTCACCAATTGCTGTCAATACTAAATCTTGAGCAGCTTCTGGCAGATCTTCGTATTTTCCCTTGATATCTAATTTTAACATTAATCCAGTTAATTTATTAGCCTGTCTAATTTCTTCAGTATTCTTGATAATTTCATCCTTGCCATCAAGAGATATTAATGTTGCCATATCATTATATAATTGAGCTAATCTAAAACCATCGGTTTTACGATCAGAATTAACAGACAATGCCTTAACAACTGCTTTGGCTTTTTCTTTTAGCTCTGGTGATTCTGGTTCTTTAACATCCAATTCTACCACAGCAGCAGGAGATACTGGACGATTGAATAAATCTAAATTGGGTTTGAATATGCCAATTCCTAATAAAACAAGACCGACTAATAAAATAACTGATTTGATTTTGGCATTCATACTATTTTTTCCTTTGAGCAAACGGTCGGACTTAAAAATGGAAACATCTGATCAGCAACTTTTACCGCTTCATCACATCCGCTTTTAATCGCTAGATCTCTTGTTTGTTTCCACGAAACTACTAATTTAAAGAAATTATCTTCTTTAGTTTCCTTAGATACTGCAACAGGAGCAACGTCTGGAACAACAACAGGAACAACTACTCCATTATTTAATTTAGACTTTAATCCACCTACCGTATCCACTAAAAACTTTTGTACGGGACTTAGTTTGTCTTTGAATAAAATCCATAGTATTAGTCCTGCACCGGCATATAGAGCAATATCTGTGCCGCTTAGTTTGCTAGCAAATTGATCAAAACTCTCTGTGTAATTCATTTCGTTTTCCTCGTTCTTTTAACTTTGGGTTTAATTGATTGTGAAACAACTGGTACTTTTGGTTGAAAAACTCCAACCTGTCTAAAAGTAGTAACCATAGCATCAATACTTGAACTTACTAATGCCATCAAGAATATTTTAATATATTTACCAATAATAATTTGCATAAAATTTGGTACCATAGGAATATCTACAACAACAAAAACACTATCATAAAATTTAGATAGATAATCCATAGCCATAGCTTTTTTATCAGATCCTGGTAAATCTCCAGAATTTTTTTCAAGAACTTGAACAGTTTCAGCAACAGCAAGTTGCAAAACTTTCCACGCCTGGGTTATAGCAACAGACTTTACATCTCCCAACGATATTTTAACTTGATTGATTAAATTATCTATTTGTATTTTTATAGAGTCTAGTGACGCAGCATCTGGCATAAAATGATACCTTTCATTAAAAATATCCTATATATAGTATATACACCGATACAATTTGTCTATTCTGCTTTGGGTTGAATAGGTTTTTTAGGCTTTTTTTTAGTTTTACTTCTAGTAATTATCCTATTAGCAGTTTTTCTTTCTTCTGGTGTTGCTGTGCTCCACCAAGTTTTTTTAATTTCTTTTCTGCTATTAAGATATTTCCATAATAAAGCTAATTGACCACTAATTAATATAACACTTTCAACTCCATGACTAACGTCTCTGATTAAGTCATCTTTTTGTTGAACATCTTCTCCAAATAATCCAATTAAATATAGTCCACTAAAAAGAAAACTTACTAATGTAAACCAAAATTCACTGGTTCTATAACCTGGTTTGACCATTTTAAACTCCAATAAATGGTAATAATATATATTATTATATACACCTAATTAAAATTAGGAATTTTGATCAACAAATCCGAAACAAACTGTGCAATAGTTTTCGCTAACAGTATAGTTAAAAGTTACAGTAGTTACTGTTCCGTCTATTCGAATTATATTGTATCCTTCTTCTCCGGTAAACTGAGAATATTGTGTAGCATTTAGTGGATTTTGATATGTTGTACTTATGCCCCAAATAGGAGTAAAGGGAGAAGATATTTGCACTGGAACTTGAACACCTCCCTGACCAACACTAGCAAATGCAACTAGAGCATCTGTAACTGGCTGGCTAAAAATTGCAGTAAATACGCCCGCTTGAGTATTTTTTATTTGAATGCCATCAAGAGGTACGCCATATTCTTCTGGAAAAGTTGCAGCACCCACCATTCCTGTATGGGGACCCATACCTCCACCATTTTGAGTAATTGAGATCGTGATATTATTTTGACCAATACCAGATGCTGTCGTTGAGGTAACAGAATTTATATTCATCCATTGAAATCCTGAACTACCGAAACCTGTTTTTTCAAAAACTACCTCATTCCCTAAAAATACTTTAGAAATATCTTGATTTCCAAGTTTAATAGCAACTATATTAGAAGTGCTTAAAAATATATCACTATTTACTGTTGGCATGAAAAACCTTAATCATTAATAATATATAATGTATTTGAATTTTTTGTAGCAAGACTATCGTAGTTGGTTTGTGATATACTAACTATATTAGTAATGTTGTTAGAATTGGGAACCAGCCCAGTATTGCTTTGCACTAATCCGGATTGAAGGACGGATACTGAGACTCTTTTTGTTAAAGCAGATCCTGATGGATCGTCCATAATTAAAAATATATCATCGCTAGTCAATCCACTAGCTACTGGAAATTCATTAATGCGTTGTATACTCATTTAACCACCTATTACTGTTTGGTCGCCAACTAATTGAACAAATATACCATTATAAAATCTATTACCATATTTATCGTCTATATCATTAATTGTAGGATAATTTTGTACATAAGTATTTAGAGTATTGTACTGTCCAGTAAAAGTTGTTGATGTTACTAGTGTGCCATTTTTTATTTGATTACCAGAGATAGCAACTCGTATATCGGTGAACGGTCTTGGCATAATTATTCTCCATTATTTGATTTTATTAATTATTTTTCAATTCTGTCTTCTAATGCTTGTAATGTTTGACCTAACATAGCAATTTGTATTTTAAGTTCATTCATAACTTCAGTATTTCGTTGTAACATAGCAGTTAAAGCAGCTTGCGTTTCTTTATTAACTGCTAATCTCTCCATGATAAATTGTCTATCGTGTAAGTATGGAGATTTAGTTTCCACCATTTCTGCAACTTCTGACTTAGTGGCCATATTTCTACCTATGGTTACCCAAAAACCAATCATAGTAATTATAATACCAATACTAGTGGTTGCTATACTTTCCCAAAAATGAACTATGGTGTCGCTCATAATTAAAACCCTTTTATATGATGGTATTATTAAATACACTAAAAAGCAAAAAGCCAACAATATAATTGCTGGCTTTGCTTTGACATAAAGATTTTATAAATACGATCAGCCTGTTTTTGATTTATAATCTTGTGTACGAACTGGTAATTTGGCACCGGTTCTGAAAACAAGATCGCCAGGAGAAGTTCTGGTAACTGTAGCAGCAGTGTCTGTTCCAGGAGCTTCTGAAACTAATGTTGGTGCTGTTGAGAATCTACCAGTATAAAGATTAAAATAGCCTGCTCTGATGGCTGTTGCTGTTCCGGGTGATCTGTAATCTTCTCTCTTATTAATACTTCTTAATTGAGCAGGATTATTTGCGCTATTAGACAGAATAGACGATACTTGTCCAGCAATTTCTGTTGTAATCTTTTGACTAATAGGTTTGACGTGATCATGGGGAATTGTACCAGCAGAAATGGCTTTGTCTGTGTAAGGTCCGTCTATTACTATTGAAGCAAAAACTCCGGTTCCGTCCTTACTTACTGCAACATTTCTTAGTAAACTGTTTGATGTGACTCTGGTTGATGTTCCGCCGTTATTAACTGATCCGCTACCTTTGAGATTTGGCGGGGTTGTATAGTCTGAACCCGATGTATTAGCTGTTGACATTTGTATTCTCCATTAAATATTTGTTTTTATGGCCTGTCATCTGATTATACACCCAAAAGGTTGATTTTTAAATTGTTTATTTTAATTATTGGCTATTAATTTTAAGCCATTTATAGAGTTAAGTCTTAGTCCATAAATTTTACTATTTTTGACCAATTTTGCATGAGACTCGTTCCATACATTTCCATTACAAACAATGTTAATATCGGGAACTCTTTTATTGATAAGAGCGGCTGCTAAGATATTATCCGATATATCATCTAAAAAATATCCTGTAGAAGGAAAAACTGTTTTAATATTTAAATCTAATAATATTT